TTTCATCATGACGGGGTCCTGTTCGATCTGGTGGCGCTGAGCGGGATCAAGCGGCATGTTCGCCCTCCTTGAAGGCGCTATCGGTGATCTGGCGCAGCAGGCTGGCGTAGTGGTTCAGGGTGCCGACATCGCCCCAGTTGATCTCGTCGGGGTGCGCTTCAAAATGGTCGTCGCTGAGGGCCGTCAAGCGCGCCAGCATTGCGTCGATCTGGAACTTGGTGGTTATGAAGGCGTCGAGAGCTTTGGTGTTGTCGGTGGCGCGGCGGGTGGTCATGGCTTGGTCGTCCTTCGGTGAGTTGCATCGTTTTCCTGTGACAACCATCGCTCTAGTGCAGCGATTGTCGTAGATAAATACTAGCAATTTCATGGCTTTGTGATCATGATATCTGGTGGGGACCGGTCAGCGCCGCCTGCTCGGCCTCGTGGCGCTGTGCCGCGTCGGGCAGGTCGCGCCGCGCGTTGACCATGGCGACAAACAGCGCGCGGGCGACGGCTGCCACCTCGTCCGCCCCTGCGCTGGAGAGCTCCACATCATGGATGGCGATGGCCTCGCCCAGATCGGTCAGGGCGTAAAGCGTGGCAAATTCGGCTTCGGGCGGGTCGCAGGTGATGGTGTCGCGGTCGCCGGGCGAGACAGCGACGCTGCGGCAAAAGCGAAGGTCGAAGCCGATGGCACATTCCCGGCGGATCAGGTCGGCGAGGGTCTCGCCCTCGGACAGGCAGTTGAGGGGCAGCGTCATGGCAGAGGCCTTTCGGAGGGGTCGGGGATGATCTCGGCCCAAGCGCCGTCCTGCCAGATGTAGAGGTGACAGAACTGGCAGGTCGGGCGCGGCAGGAGGATTGGGTCTCGGGGGTGCTCAAACCCCTCGATCCCATTGGCGCGTACCTGCCGGATCTCGCGTGCGGCGAGGATGTCCTCAGGCGTCCAGCGCGCCAGTGCGGGCAACATGTGGCTGGGGTAGCCATCGTAGTGGGTGTAAACATGGGCCCATTCCCCGGGCCTGACTTCGATGGCGATCTGCGCGCGCGTGCTCATGAGTGTCTCCGTGTTGCGGGTTTCGCACGGGCTCAGATGAGCCCGTGCTGTTGCAGGACGGGGACGACATCGGCCAACTCAATGGTGAGGCAGTCGATCCCGACCCGCCCCGCCATCTCGAAGACCTCGGAATTCAGGTTGAGGTCATTGAAGTGGTTCTGCAGCGTGGTCACGCTCATGGCCTCGATGAAGCGGCTGCGGTCGATAAAGATGCGTGTCGTGTCGGCGGTGGTGGCGATGGCCATGATCGTGTCCTTTCAGGATTGGGTTGTGGTGGTTTCAGCGGAGCGGCGTCCGGCCTCATAGGCGGCTACCAGCGCGGAACGGATCGCCCAGACTGCATGTTCGTGAAAATCGAGGTGGTCGGCGTTGCGGGTCTCGAGGGTTTCGAGAAAGAGGTGGCGCTCGGCGATCTCAAAGATCAGGGCATCGCGGGCGGCGGTGGGGTTGGCTTTGCGGCTCGCCATGTTCACTCCTCCCAGCGGTGTTCGGGGTGGGTGGTCCGCGCGCGGGCTTCCTCGCGCATCATCTCTTGGGCGCGTGCCATCTCTACCATCCCGTCGGCCTGGCTCATCCGCCCCGACATGACTTCGTCCATGACCCAGCTGACCCGTGCCTCGGCTGGGCTGGTGTGGTCTCTCCACCCTTCGCTCATCGAGCTGTGTCCCATCCGTTCCTGTGCGCGCATGGCTGTCTCCGACCCTTGTCCGGGGGTGCGCGATGCACCCGCTTCCTCAAGGCCATGAATCGCTCTATCCGGGAGTGTAATCAACTCAAATAGACCGTCTTTCCTGTTTATTTTCAATATGTTGAGGTTACTCAAAGCGCCATGGAAGGTATAAGTGAACGCGCCTATGCGACCCATTCCGGCCTGTCGCGCGGGGCCTTCCAAAAGGCGCGCAAGACCGGCCGTCTGGTGTTGTTTGCCGATGGATCGATCAACGCGGCCGCCTCGGATGCGCGCAGGGTCGCAATGACAGATCCGGATCAGCAAATGCGCTCAAAGGGTGGCTTTGGGGGCAATGGCGGAGCCAGCAGCGATGGAAATCCTGTCTCAGGACCGGGTGACAGCACCTCCTATCTTAAGGCCCGGACCGCGCTGACGGTCTATCAGGCGCAGGAACGGCAGCTGTCGATCCAGAAGAAGAAGGGCGTTCTGGTCGACCGCGCACGGGCGGAGGCGCTGGTGTTCCGCCTCGCGCGCCAGGAGCGCGATGTCTGGGTCACCTGGCCCACCCGCGTGGCGGCCCTCATGGCCGCACAAATATCCGCAGAGATGGAGAAGGCATCGGGCGTGCCCGTGACGATCGAGACTGCGATCCTGCAGAGGGCGCTGGAAACCCATGTCCGAGAGCAGCTCACCGCCCTGGCCGACCTCAGGGTCTCGCTTGCATGAAGAAGAACACGACAACAGCCTGAACGACGGCGATCTAACCGACGGCCTCGATCTCGCCTTTGACGGTGCCGAGGATATCCTGCGGCACTGGCGGCGCGGGATCCGCCCTGATCCGGACCTGACGGTGTCACAATGGGCCGATGCGCATCGCAAACTGTCGTCGCGGGCCTCCGCTGAGCCCGGTCAGTATCGCACCGCACGCACGCCATACCTGCGCGAGATCATGGATGCGCTGTCACCGAGCCACCCAGCGCAGCGTGTGACGTTCATGAAGGCCGCACAAGTCGGCGCGACCGAGGCTGGCAACAACTGGATCGGCTTTGTCATTCACCACGCGCCCGGGCCGATGCTCGCCGTGCTGCCCACTTTGGAGATGGCAAAACGCACCTCGCGCGGCCGGATCGACCCACTGATCGAAGACAGCCCGGCGCTGAAGGAGCGGGTAAGCCCGGCCCGCTCGCGCGACGCGGGCAATTCGATGCTGTCCAAGGAGTTTCCGGGCGGTATCCTCGTGTTGACCGGCGCAAACTCTGCCACCGGCCTGCGATCGATGCCCGCGCGCTATGTGTTTCTCGACGAGGTCGACGCCTATCCGGCTTCGGCTGACGAGGAAGGTGATCCGGTCACGCTGGCCGAGGCCCGCACCACCACCTTTGCGCATCGGCGCAAGGTGTTTATGGTCTCGACCCCTACGATCCGGGGGCTGAGCCGCATCGAGCGCGAGTTCGATGCCTCCGATCAGCGGCGGTATTTTGTCCCCTGCCCGCATTGCGACCACAGGCAATGGCTGCAGTTCGAACGGCTGCGCTGGGCAAAGGGGCGACCGGAAACGGCGGCCTATGTTTGCGCGGGCTGCGAACGCCCCATCGCTGAGCATCACAAGACGGATATGCTGGCGCGTGGCGAGTGGCGGGCGACGGCGGTCTCAAACAACCCCTACGCCATCGGTTTCCACCTCTCGGCGCTCTATTCGCCAATCGGCTGGAAAGCCTGGGAACAGATCGCGCGCGACTGGCTCGCGGCCCAAGGCTCGGACGAAATGCTGCGCGCGGCGCGCAACACGCTTCTGGGCGAGACCTGGACCGAGAGCGGTGAGGCGCCAGAATGGCAGCGGCTGGCGGATCGGCGCAGGGCCTTCCCGGCGCAGATCCCCGCAGGCGGGCTGTTCCTCACAGCCGGGGCAGACGTGCAGAAGGACAGGATCGAGGTCGACATCTGGGCTTGGGGCCGGGGCCTTGAGAGCTGGCTTGTCGATCACATCGTGATCCCGGGCGGACCGGACGATCCGGCCTGCTGGGACCGGCTGACCGTGCTGCTTGGCCAGACATGGGCGCATGAGAAGGGTGCGATCATGACGCTGGCCAAGCTTGCCATCGACACCGGCTACGAGTCGGCGGCCGTTTATGGCTGGTCGCGCAAGCAGGGCATCGCACAGGTGGCACCCGTGAAGGGGTTTGAGGGGTTCAACCGGGCCACGCCGGTCTCGGGGCCGACCTTCGTCGATGCCACCGTGAATGGACGCAAGCTGAAGCGCGGCGCACGGCTCTGGACGGTGGCCACCGCCACCTTCAAGGCAGAGACATATCGGTATCTGCGCATTGAGCGGCCCAGTGATGAAGATCGCGCCAAGGGCATGCCCAGTCCGGATGGCACAATCAATTTGCCGGACTGGATCGACAGCGAATGGCTGAAACAGCTCGTGGCCGAGCAGCTGGTCACCGTGCGCAACAAGCGCGGCTATGCCCGCCAGGAATGGCAAAAGATGCGCGAACGCAACGAGGCGCTGGATATCCGGATCTATGCCCGGGCCGCCGCCTGGATCCTTGGGGCTGACCGCTTCGACGAGCGGATGTGGCGGCAGCTGGAGAAGCAGGCCGGGGTTGAGAGCACCATCGCGGCGTCCAGGATTGAACCAGAGAAACCGACAGCCCCGCAAGCCGGGCAAGTAACCACGCCCCGGCGACGCGGCTGGAAGATCAGCACGCCCAAATACATGGAATGATGGATCCCCAATGACCCTCGATGACCTCAAATCCCGCCACAGCACACTCTTGGCGGCGCGCTACAGCGGCACGCGAAGCGTGAGTTATGACGGCAAGAGCGTCACCTATGGCTCGGATGCGGAGCTGGCGGCGGCGGTTTCGGACATCGAGCGGCGGATTGCAGCACTGGAAAAGCCCGGCCGTCGCGTCCTGCGCCCCTACGGCGTGAAGGATCTGTGATGAACTGGCGGCAGCGTCTCGGTGCTTTCATCGGTGGGTTTGACGCGGGCCAGCATCACCGCCGCCTGCGCGGCTTCCGGGCGACGCGCGCGCATGTGAATGCCCTGATCGCAGCAAGCGGGCCCGACATCACCGCCCGCGCCCGCTGGCTGGTGCGCAACAACGGCTATGCCGTGAATGCGGTTGAGAGCTGGGCCGCCAATACCGTCGGCGATGGCATCAAGCCGATCTCGAAGATCGCGGATGCCGCGCGCAAAGAGGAATTGCAGCGGCTCTGGCTCACCTGGACAGACGAGGCCGATGCCGAAGGGCTGACTGATTTCTACGGGTTACAGCGCCGTGCGGCGCGCGAGGTCTTCCTTGCGGGCGAGGTGTTCTTTCGCTTTCGTCCCCGGCGCGCGGGCGACGGCATGAGCGTGCCCGTGCAGCTGCAGATGCTGCCGGCAGAGATGTTGCCGCTGGAACAGACCGGCGTTTCCGCAGCTGGCAATCCTATCCGCCAGGGCATCGAGTTCGACCGGATCGGACGGCGCGTGGCCTATCATTTCTTTCGCCGCCACCCGGGTGACAGCAGCGATCCGGGGCTTGCGGGCGAAATCGTGCGGGTTCCCGCTTCCGAAGTGATCCATGTGATCGACCCGGTCGAGGGCGGCCAGTTGCGCGGGGTCTCAAAGCTGGCACCTGCCATCGTCAAGCTCTTTCTGCTCGACCAGTATGACGATGCCGAGCTGGACCGCAAAAAGGTCGCGGCGATGTATGCGATGTTCGTGACATCCCCCGCACCGGAGAACCCCCTCGCGCCGGACGATGAAGATGGGCCAGACGGGGTAGAGATCAGTCCCGGTCAGATCGTGCGGCTGGATCCGGGCGAAGATGTCACCATCGGCCAGCCTGCCGACAGCGGCGGCACCTACGAGCCGTTTCAGTACCGCACCCTCCTGCAAATCTCGGCAGCACTGGGCATTCCCTATCCGTACATCGCCAATGACATGGTGAAGGGCAACTTCTCGAATTCGCGCCTGGCGCTGATCGAGTTCCGCCGCCGCGTCTCGGCCTGGCAGCATTCCGTCATGGTCTGGCAGCTCTGCCGACCCGTCTATGCGCGCTGGATGGACGCCGCAGTGTTGTCAGGGGCCCTCACACTTCCGGGCTATGAGGCCAACCGCAGCCAACTCCTCGCCGTCGATTGGCTGCCAACGAAATGGGACTGGGTCGATCCGCTGAAGGACGCCAATGCCGAGATCGCCCAGATCGAGGCGGGCCTCAAATCCCGCACGCAGGCCATCGCCGAACGCGGCTATGACGCAGAACAGGTCGACCGCGATATCGCGGCGGAACGCGCCCGCGAACGCGCGCTGGGCCTCGACTTCCGCCGCCCCGGCTCACCCGCGCAAGGCGTGCAGGCTTTGCCGGGCCCGG